CTTAGAGCCTTGAGGGTCTCAGGTAGTGCCACGTTTGTATTGTTTAAGATCTTGCAGTCCATGATGCCGGTAATGCTAACACCTAAGAGTGCTTCCTTTTCTGTGTTCTCCTTCCATATGGGTCGAACGTAAGGAAAGTATGTCAGCGTTGCCTGGACGGTGCCAAGGATGCTGGCGATCCTGATCTTGCGTTCTAAATCTGAGTATCTGTCGTCTGCCCTGGCAACCACTGATGTTAGGTTGCAGAGTTGCTGTGGATTTAACACGATTTCCGAGCATGGATTTGTGCCGAAGTCTCCAACCTCACGAATGCCTTCAGCAATGACCTTACGCTGGGCAGCTGCACGGTTGAAGATACCACGTTCACCTGATCCACTGAGCTCTAATGACTTCCACTCTTTGTCGAAATCCTTACGGCTTGGTGTTTCATCATATGCTACCGAGTTGTTAGCCAGGGCAAAGTGTGGGCTTGCTTCCCACCATTCATCACTCTTGGCTGACCGCATGTCTTTGTCGTCCAGGTCACTCAGGGAGATCAAAGCTGATCGTCGTACACCACCAACCACGATGACTTCAGCAATCTTACATACCAAAGAATGAACCTCGATTGGTTTAAGCTTTCTACCACCAAATAGACCGGCAATCTTAAAGATATTCACTGTGTGTTCGAACAGATCAACTAGGGGTTCTGGCCCAGACGCTCTACCACCAAAGGTCATCAAACGCTCACCGGCGGCTCGTACTTCAGAGACATCCCATTTAGGTGCATTACCCTGGTACAGCTCTTCGATCAGCTGGCGGTAGGCATCAGCCCATCCTTCCTTACTATCGCCGACAACGATTGTGATGTCTAAGTCTTCGATAGGTGGGACGCTCGGTAGTTGCCATACATACTTCTCCTCAACGCTGAAGCCCACACCAGTGCCACACATCAGGATGTATAGGATCTCATCAAAGCAGCGTATGTGGTCCATTGTGGTGTAACTACAGTTAAAACCAGCGAGGTTCTGACGTGATAAACCAGGACCAGCTGCCATCATGCAGCGCATTGAGGGCATTACTTCTAGGTTAAGGATAGCGTCCCTGATTTCGTTGGTTGTTGTCCGTGCTTCAAAGAATGGCACACTGTTTTCAAGCACAGGGTTCACCACGTTTGTCATGTAGCGGTCCACTGTCTCTTCCCAGGTCTCACGACGGCCGTAGTCGTCTAAGAAACGGCTGTAGCGAGATTGGTGGATGAATGATTGGTAGTCGGTCGGTAATGTGATTGAATTAGTCATAGCGGATCTTTCTTGAGGATTTCGTTAATACGCATTTCACAATACCGTTGAACCTTGCGTAGGTCGGTGATCTCGGACTCTTCTTGGTTAAGATCAGGGTACAATTTAAGACCCGCTCGAGCGGCGTACTTAATTAGATTTCCACGCCAAAAGGACATCTGATTGCCCATGATGAAGGTGATGGGTTCAATCTTCCAGTTGGCGTAATGGTCGGGTTTGTTTACATGATCATCCACGGAGTATTTCCTCCAAGATCACACGGTTAGGGGGGAACACTCGGTAGAGCTTCCGTCCATTTGCATGCACACCAAACTGGGTGATTGCTCGGCCAGCCTCAAGCTTACGCAAGACATTGACTACTGTGCTTGGGTCATGGCCGTCCCTGTTTACCAGCTCGTACCTAGTGATTATGTGGCGCTCGGCCTTTTCCAAGAGACATTTGATAATTCTGAGGGCGGGTTGGGTCCGGTTTGGGAAGGGTGTGCAATTGAGCCTATCGCTTAGATATCCACGATCTATTGGCAACTCATGTGCCAGCATGCGGCGCCCTAGCTCGGCTTCTAGCGAAGGATTTAAAGACCTAAACTTAAAGGCCCTCTTTAAGATATAATCGGCTGACCCATCATAAGTTGGCTGTGCTATCATCATAATTTATACTCCCATAAAATTAGCTGGTTCTTCTCCACGTCCCAATCTTCGAAACGTAGGATCCGAGCCAATCGTGCTTGCGTTAGTGCGTAATTAGGATTGAGTTTCTGCTTGGCGTACTGGGCCACCACTGCATTCCAGGAAGGATCCTTTGTTAGGATCTTCTCAGCTGTTTTGGCGCCCACAGTGGGGCACCCGCTATAGCCGTCCGTTGCATCCCCCATCAGTGCCTGGGTTAAGAAATTAAAGTCTGCTTCTTTCCTAGTGATCGTCAGTAACTCGCCACTCATTGGCCGGTACAATCGACCAGGGATCGACTTCATATCTTTATCGTCACTCACCATGATCGTGTTGTGATTTGGTGCAGAGCCCATGATGCCCATGAGGTCGTCAGCCTCGAGCATAGGCTCAGAGAACCACATGTAGGTGTTCTTGACCCACTTGATCATCTCAGAGTAACCAACGGGCTTACGGACCTTCTTTCGGCCACCCTTGTACTGGCTGTCTACTTCTTTTCTAAAGTTGTCCCGATCGCTCAGGCATATAATGAAGTGGCCGGTCTCCAGATACTCACAACAAGCGTCGATAGTTTCCTGGAAGATCTTTTTTGCGACCTTGAGATCAGTAGACAATGACCAGATGTCATCACCCCAATTGATCTCTTCCTCGGCAGCGGCACATGCACGATAGAGGTATAGATCCCCATCAATGAGTAATGTCGTATCCACCATTGGCTTTTTTAAATACTTCTTGAAGTAAGTCATCGATTGCGCTCCTTGTTTCGTCGCCTATTTCTGTGATTTTCCACTTACTGCCCCAGGTGTTCTCACCCACATTGGTGGTGATCAGCCCCTCTGATGCAGCCAGAGCAACGTGCCAGGCACCACGACGGGCAAAGGTAGATTTGATTGAGAAGGGTTTTCGTTTGGCTCGATCCAAAACGATGTAGCAAGATAACAAATAGTTGATGTCGTCCGTGGTCTCAGTGAGTGTCAGTCCAACGCTGGCCAAGACTTCCGCTGGCACTGAGGGCAATGGTTGTGCCGAAATGACGGCTTGTATTTCCCGCCATTGAAATTGCGATTTTAAGGACATCTTCTGCCACCTCTTTTGTTGCACACCCGATCTGCATTTCGTCATGGATCCAGCCTTGAATCATGACTTCATCGGGGGTGTATTTTTGGTTGATTGCGGTGTCGGTTAGCTCGACCCATTTCTTGCAACACACGGCTCCACTCGATTGGAGCAACTGGCTCAAAAGCTTACGCTCTTCTCGGATGAATAGTTTGCGACCATCCAGGCCAACCAGGTTGCCGCGCTGGGATGCTTTCTTGAGATTGTTCTGAAGCTTGGCGAATGCTGGTACGTTCTTGTTGAACTCTTCTTTTAGAGCCTTGCCCTCTTTGGATGCTCCACCGACAATCTTACCAATTAGGCTGTCACCAGCCCCAAAGAGTAAACTATATATGAAGCGTTTGGCCTCATCTCGACTGCTCAACCCTGCACTTTTTTGGTTGTGCGTATGGATATCTCCAGACAGTATTTGATCGGCATACTCACCACCGTCATCTAGGAAATGGGCAAGCATTCTTAATTCTAAACCATCAAGATCAACACCAACTAAAGTCCAGCCTTGGGGAGCTGAGAATAGATCTCGGCACTCCTTGCCATACAAGAGACCAGCTTTGGGAACTTGGGCGAGGTTAGGTGAGCGGTGCGCTGCACGGCCTGAGATAGTGCCACCAGAGACGATAGTGTGCCTAATCCGTCCATCGTCATCACACTGCTTCAGCCATGCTTGTGGGCCCTCAGCCAGCTGTCCAATGCGCTTTTGTAATAAGAAGTATTTTGCTAATAGCTTTGCTTCTGGGTAGTCTAGTGCACCCAGGACTGTTTCATCTATTTGGGCATGGCCGGTGTTTGTAAACTTAGTGGGTTTCCAGCCATACTTAGATTTGAGACAGTGCTCGATATGGCGCCTAGAGCCAGGATTAAAGTAAACTGTTTTACTCTTAACAAAGAGCTCACCTTTGACATAACCACGGGTGGCATTGTTTGACTTAGGATAGAAATCTTCTGTGACTTCCCACGGATCAAACAGGGCATCTAAGCCACCCTCAATCTCATTACGTTCCTGGCATAGTGTAGCATATAACTTACCGGCTGCGTCACGATCAAAGGTCCACCCATTGTTACCAATGCGTAGACAGATGTGTGCCAGTGAATGCTCTAGATCGATGCTCTCTTCCGAGAACTTTAGCGTCATGAGGTGGTCGTACAGCGCTTTAGTGACCTGAGTGTCCTGGACGCAATAGGTGAGCATCTCTTCGCTGAAGTGCTCCCAGCCGCCGTCGTAGTCGCCTTTGTTGTCAGACAGTCGTAGGCCCCATGCTTTTAGGCCGTGGGATCCCATGAGACGTTTGGGGAACTCAGTGTTCTCAGGGTTTAGCTTCTGTTGTTTAATGTCATCTTCAAACAGCGTGGTCTTCATCAAGCGTGATAACACCAGGGTGTCAGTGACCTTACCTTGCACCGTGAAGGTTGGGTACACTTTCTCAAGCGCTGGGCCATCAAAAGCAATCCAATTGTGGCCACATACTTCTTCAGCATGCATGAGTGTGAATAGGCCAGCTTTGATTTCATCTGGGCCATAGGTTTGGACCTCATCGGTGTCCATGTTGCGGAGCACTATGCAGTGCACCTTCGTGAGTTGATCTAAAAGACCATCAGTTTCGATGTCGGCAAACCAACGATCTCTTAAGATGATTGGGTGCGTGTTCTCAAACACATTAAGACTGTGTCCATTTACCATTGTAGCTCTCCTCAATTTTCTGTATTCTCTCGCCAATCCAACGCATAACGGGAACGGCCATTGAGTTGCCCATAGCCTTGTACCGTGGCCCATCTGGGCAATTCTCAGGTGTCTTGTTACGCCAAGGTATTTGAGTGTAATTGTCTGGAAAGCCTTGAAGCCGTTCACATTCAGTGGGCGTTAAGCGGCGTACTTGCATATCGGTTGCAACCGCTGGTTCTTTACTTGTGTCTAACGTCGGGCTTTGTTCTGATTGGTAGCCAATACTTCCAGCGCTTGAACCCTGATGCCACCTAAATCCTGATGCACCTCTCGTGGCGTTCTGTATTGCCACCGCTGGTGGATTACCGCCGCCGTGACCACCGACCTTTACGGTTGGCGTTGTCCCGTCTGTCTGACAGTCTGGCACTGACATATTTGAGCTAAAGGCTACGGGATGTAATATATGGTAATCACCCGTTAATGCCTCTTGGTTACCAAGCCACTGTTTTGTGCTGGCGCTGGCCATTAACGTGCCAATAGTAGGTTTCCAGCTCGCAACCACTGGTACAATTGCCTCGCACTCTACTCGCTCATTTCCTGTGCCACTGAATGGAGCGCCTTGTGTAACTGTAGGGGCAGCTTTTTGCCCCGTCTCTCGGCTCGGCGCAGGATTCCCTGACAAGCTTTCTGGCTCAAAAAGAACCTCTGCGGCACGTTGCCAATCTCCAAGGTATCCGACAACGAACACACGGCGGCGTCTTTGTGCCACTCCGAAGTATTGAGCGTCCAAGATTCTCCATGAAAACCCATACCCGATTTGCCCCAACGCTGAGAGGAAGGTTCCAAAATCTTTTCCGCCGTTAGATGACAAGACGCCAGGGACGTTTTCCCAGACAAGCCATCTGGGTTTAAGTTGTTCAGCCATGCTAAGATAGGTGAGCATGAGGTTTCCACGGGGGTCATCAAGTCCCTTTCGCAATCCGGCGACTGAGAACGATTGGCAGGGGGTTCCCCCAACGAGAAGGTCAATTGGTTGGTCATTAGGCCACTC